TAGTGTTATTCCGGAAGTTGTTCCGATTCATGTTCCGGGTGTTCCTATTGTTACTTATGTTGAGGGAAAAACTGACAGTATAAAAACAGAAACAAGTTTGCATAAAACTGTTTTGCCAAATAACACCTTAGCCGCCGTTCCGGATAGCGGTGTGGGTACTTCCACGCCTACACCGTTTATCTGGGATTCTACATCTGTGGATGACTGTGGTAATACGAATTTAAAAGTGACGGTTTTTGGCAAATTTGATAGTCTTAAAATTGATATGAAACGTGAATGTATAAAGACGTTCCGTGTTGACAGTATTTTTATTAAATCTGTTGACACTCTTAAATTTTACATACCGGTTGAAGAAAAGAAAAGTTGGTATGATAATTTTGTTACCGGTGCAATAGCCGGCGTAAGTGTAGTAGTTTCCATAATTTTGATAACAGGAGATTGATATGATAGCAAAATCCGGAATAAAGGCATGTATGCTGGCGAAAAAAGGAACGCTTAGCGGAACGCCTTTGAAAGTTTTTTATGTCGGTGACAAATTAAGCGGGGGTTACCTGCAAATAAGTGATGCCGACACAATCGAAGATTACTTGAAACGCCCTTTAAGAAATAAAATCGGATTCAAATCCGAACAAAAAAGCTTACAAGTTCGGATCAAAGAATTAGATACATTGGTTAGTTACGTCAAAGATCGTGGTGCCGATATGCAAATTGTCACTTCGATTGAACGAGGTTTGACAACCAGCCAGTACGAGGGAATTTTTAACCTTTTCGGTGATAATGCCCCCGGTGTAGATTTTGAATTTGTGAGAAGTCCGAAAGAGAATTCCTGCAATATTATTACCGAACTTAATTACGATTATGAAACGGGGAAAGCTCTTGTTTCTGCAGCACAAACTAATGTAATTAATACAGATTTAGCAGCTACCAGGGGTAGAAGCGGATTAGATTTGAAAAAAGCTCCGAAACCTGCTATTTCTATTATCGGTGATCCGGATAACAATCCGATTTACGAAAGCAAAGAAGAAGTTTTAGATTACAAATTAACCGTCAAAACAGCCGGTTCTAAATCTACTTATGGTCGTACTATTGCCGATTATCTGGAAATCGAATTTATGTTTCAGCTGATGGGACCGAATGTCGCAAAAATTGCGGAAATATTGAACTCCGATATGGATAAAGCATATTTGTTTTCATCTCCGTTGTGGGCTTACAATGCAAGTAATGTCTGGTCACTCGGATACGAAGCTTTCTATTTTTATTCGCATTGCTCGACCTCAGAAACCAAAATTGAAGATGACAAACGCACGTTAAACGTAACAATGAAAACTCAAGTTCCGTTGACTGATGTCGTATTCGATTATGCAGACGGCGAGAGAGTACAAGTTGTTAAATTTTTTGAAAACTAAGGGGTGAATTATGGCTACTACAACGCAAAATTTTGCAATTACAAAAGGGACTGAAAAAGTTGAAGTATTTGATTTTTCAGCCGATGATTATAGCAAATTTCAATTTATTATTTTAAATTCTGATGGTTCTATTGGACTTTCTTTAGAGGGGACATCGGAAAATGATAATTGGCAATTAGATGTTACTGACCTTGATGTTACAGCCACAATTCAAGATTCCGATACAAGGATGTTGGATGTTGGCTCACTGTCTTATTCTTTTTCTGCTCTAAATACATCTTCCGGAGAGTGGGAAAAATTATTTGCAGGTACTGTAACAGTGAGTGCTTCATCCGGAGGGGGAACAACTCCCACAATCTGGAGAGAGGGACGTCTTGGTATTGCAAACAAACCAATAACCGATCTTGATCCCGGTGTTGATTACGATATCGTCAAAGACTCATTAGGCGGATATTATATCAAAAAAGATAGTGTCTTTTCTTTATTAGGTGAAACCGAGTACGAAACAAACGAACATTTGACTGCACAAAAGTGGGTTGACGGAAAACCGATTTATGCCCGTATTATTACGAGTAGTCCTATTGCCAGTGCGGGAAATGCTTCTGTTGCTCACGGAATTACCGGTTTAGAAAACGTAATAGAAATTGAGGGATTCGGAAGATTAGCTTCACCTCTTACTATTTACAATATTCCGACAAAAAACATTGAAATTAAAGTTGATGCTACAAACGTAACTATCACAAATGGTGAAGCTGAAACACTTACTTTCACTGTTGTTTTATGGTACACAAAAGCGGAGGAGTAATAAATGACTGATAAATTTAAAGATGACAATGGGATAATGAAAGTGAATACACTTTCAATCCCAATTAGGGAGTTCAAGGCATTCACAAAAAGCGATACAGTCAATGAAACTGCTCTTGTTCGTGGTTTTCACTGTAATGCTAGCGGGAACGTAAAATGTCTTTTGGAACTTGATTCAACACCGGTAACAATTTACGTTACTGCGGGTGTTTATTATCCCTATCGTGTATTACGTGTATATTCAACAGGCACTACTGCCGATATAGTGGGGATATTATGATAGGATTAGGATTTAATTTTATTGGCGGTGTAAGCATCCCATATCGATTGCTCTCCCTTTATACAAAATCAGGGTTATTATTCTGCCTGAAATACGGTGCAACTTTTAAAGTAAAAACGAGGTAAATATGCCAGAACAAATTAACGGACTTTTTGATCCAGCTTTCCCTGTTATTACGCCAGTGCTAACTGATAGACTTTTAGGGGAATCGGCTTCCCAATCGGGGGCGGTTCCTGTCCAAAGTTTATACGATCTTTTTCTGCCGACAGGAGGTGTAACATACTTAAAGCTTACCTCCAAGCTCCGGAATTGGCTAAAGACAAATGGGTATAAGTCTGACGATGATATGATCATTCCGCACAATTTATTGCCGAACAATTATGCAATAATCGACAAGAACGGCGAAGCTCACTCTATGGTCGAAATCCCACGCAAAAACTGGGACCCGACAAACCAATTTGCAAGTTCAACAATACACCCTGCATTTATGGTAAACGGAGTACAAAAGCGTGTATTTTTCGGGAAATATCAAGCGAGTTTAGACGGGAGTAATTATGTCACACGCCCGAATATGGCGGTTAAAACAGGACTTACTTTTGACCAAGAACTTGCAGCAGCAAGCGCCTTGAATAACGGAACAACTGTCACAGGATTCCACTTGATGACTAATGCCGAATGGGCTCTTGTTTCTCAACTATGCAAAAACAATAGTACTATTCCATACGGGAACAATGCTTACGGTAGAGATACAGACAACAAGTCAATCACCGGAAGATTAGAGGATCCGACATTATTTGCCGGTAGTACAGGAAACGCACGCTGGTACTCCGGATCAGGCGGACATCTCACATCCCACAACTTGCAGGAAAGTGGTATTTTCGACTTGAACGGTAACGTTTGGGAACGTGTTGGCGGTCTCAGAATTAACGAGGGGGAAATACAAATCCTTGAGAATAATAATGCAGCCGACTACACAAAATCGCAAGCAAGCGGTTCTGCGGAATGGAAAGCACTATTAGCGGACGGAACACTTGTTACTCCGGGAACTGCCGGAACACTAAAACTTAACGGTACAAATCCCATTGCGGTAGTTGATACTATTACAACGCAACTTGTTGACCCAAATTCGGTTTCCCATGTTTTTGAAAACGTTACCACTGCTCTTAGCGGTGCAGGGGTAAATTTACTTAAAACTCTTGGGATAATACCGTATACAACCGGACTTGGTGGTGATTATGTGTATATGCGAAACTACGGTGAAAGAATACCACTTCGCGGTGGTAGCTGGAGCTACGCCGGTGATGCGGGCGTGTTTGCTTTGAGCTTGAACAGCACTCGGGCGGTTGCGTACTCGAGCAGCGGCTTCCGTTTCGCTTTTATAGCGTAATCTGAAATCTGTAATCTGATAATCTGAAATAATATTGAGATGGTATGAATTTAGTGATATTTCAAAAAAGTTATGATTTTTATTTATATTTAAGCCAAATAACAAGATATTTCCCAAAATCTGAAAAATTTGTTTTAAGTAGCCAAATAAAAAATAAGGCATTAGAATTCATTGGGCTTGTTGTTAAAACCAACAAGCTCTATAATAAAAAAGATTCATTGCTTGATTGTGATGTAGCTCTGGAGCAAATTAAAGTGCTAATAAGAATTGCAAAAGATATGCAATACATGAAAAGTAATCAATATGAACATTGCTCTAAAATAATCGCTGAAATAGGTAAATTACTTGGCGGTTGGATAAGAGCTTTTGGGTGAAGTCTGGAGACGGTGGTAACTGGAACAACGCCGGTAATGCGGGCGTGTTTGCTTTGAACTTGAACAACACTCGGACGAATGCGAACTCGAACATCGGCTTCCGTTTCGCTTGTAAGATTTATTGAGCCTGATTCTAAAATTTATATTTTAGACTGTGCAGAAAGCTATAGAAGGAGACTTTCGCCTTACTGAACAAGTAAAAATATACTGCTCCTTTGAACGGTTAGTAACTTAAACAGATAATATCGTATTAGAGGATATGAAAACGCATAACAACATATATAGAAAGATATACGATTTTGACAACTTGCATAAAGCATATTTAAAAGCTCGTAAATGTAAAAGGTACAGACAGGAAGTATTGGACTTCACCAATAATCTTGAGGAGAATTTGATACAACTCCATAATGAATTGATTTATAAGATGTACGAGCCTTCACCTTATCGGTCTTTTATTGTAAAAGAACCAAAAGAAAGATTAATACTTTGTCTGCCTTTTCGTGATAGAGTTATACAGCATGCTATTTGTAATATAATTGAGCCGATATTTGACAACATCTTCATCAAAGACAGTTATGCTTGTAGGAAAAATAAAGGAGTTATTGCCGGAGTTAAGAGAGTTGAAAAGTTTGTTTCTGAAGTTTCAAAAACAGGCAATATTTTTTGCCTAAAAATGGATGTTAAAAAATACTTTTATTCAATTAATCATGACGTACTAAAAAGAATAATTCGCAAAAAAATAAGGTGCAAAGATACACTTAAACTACTTGACAATATTATCGATAGTGTTGACAATCCGGGGTTACCAATAGGAAGTTTAACAAGTCAACTTTTCGCAAATGTATATTTAAACCAGATAGACCACTTTATCAAGGAAGATTTAAAAGCTAAATTTTATATCCGGTATATGGACGATATGGTTATTTTATCAAACGATAAATCAATATTGAAACAACAGTTGGACGAAATAACAGGATATATCGAGAATGTGTTAATGTTAAAATTAAATAATAAAACCCAAATATTTCCGATTGAACGTGGGCTGGACTTCTTAGGTTATCGGCAGTTCAAACATTATCGAATATTGCGCAAAAGAGTATTAAAAACTAACTATAAAAAGTTTAAAAAACTTACAAGGATTGACGAAAAGAAGCTAAAATTACGTTTGCAATCTTTTCTTAATATTTGTGGATACTGTATTAATACAAAAATTATCAATAATTTAAAAAACAACATTGTAGGAGCACAAAAATGGGAACTGATGTTTTTAAAATAATTAACAATGAGCCTGTTTTCTCGGGATATATCAAATCCGATGAAGAAGTGGACAAAGACACTTTAGACAAAATAAGATCTAAATATTCTGAAGCAGAAGAAATGAAATTACATCGTCAAAAACTTAACGGTGAGAATCTTGCAGCATACGATGAATACAACTCTTTTGTAGAAGAATGTAGAAATGAGGGACAAAATGCTAAGTTGGATAATATGCTTCGTCTGGCTAAACTTGTCTCGTACGAAATTACTGACGAGAACACAACAACAACAATTATGACAGAGGAATAAATGAAACCTAAACAAAAACAAACATTCCTTTTACAAGGTAAAAAATATGAATTCAAAGAAAAATACTCATTTGGAGAATGGAACAAAATTCTTAAAGCTTTGAAAGATGCCGATTCTTTGGAAAAAACATTAGATGTAATTTTGGATGAAGAGAAATTACATTCTTTATTAGTTATTTTCTTTGGTACGGAAGATGTCCCAACTACATTTTACGAAGATGATTTTCAAGTTATTTCAGACGTTCTTAGTGCTTTTTTTTTACGAAAGAACAATATTATTACAAGTATGACACAAAAATAAATGAAGTTCTTGAAAATTTTGAAATTGCAAGCAATAACTTAAATAGTATGTCCGTCAACTATTTTATACCGGATTTGGAAACAGATCCGGTATTGTTTTACCTTACAGACGGCGACATTACAAAAATTGAAACGGTGAATAACATGGATTACGAAAAAGTGATTTCATGGTATTACGCCAAAAAAGTAAAAGAATTAAACGAATTAAGATATCACATAGCACTTAAGGAGTTTTACAAAAAATGAATGAAATCAAGCTAAAACTAACAATAGACGGTAAAGAAGCTTTGGGCACGCTTGCCCTTACCGATAACCATATCCAAAAATTATACAATTCAATGAAGTTTGGTGAAAGTAACGTTAGTAATTTCACTACAAACTTTGTTCGTGGTTTTGATAATATTCGCACTACTTTGCAAGGAATTACGGAAGCTTTTAGGGCTCTCAATTCAATGTTCGCTACTCCAATTCAAGCAGCTATAGACTTGGAACAGGTGAATACTTCTTTTGGGGTTCTGATCGGAAATGTACAACAGACAAAAGTTTTCCTTGATGATTTACGTGATTACGGTGCAAAAACATCTTTCACAATGCCGGACCTTACACAAGCAGCTCAGACAATGCTTAGTTTCGGAATTACCGCCGAAAATGTAAGTAACAATATTCGTATGTTGGGTGATATATCCGGCGGAAATGCCCAAAAGCTTCAGTCTTTATCCCTTGCATTTTCGCAAATACAAAGTACCGGAAGATTGACCGGACAAGATTTATTGCAGCTAATCAATGCCGGATTTAATCCGTTACGTTTGATTGCCCAAGAAACGGGAAAAAGCATGGGCGAATTAAAAAAGGACATGGAAAAAGGGTTGATTTCTGCGGAAATGGTTACCGGTGCTATGCGAACTGCTACCCAAGAGGGCGGAATATATTACGGAATGATGGAAAAACAAAGTGAGACACTTGGCGGGAAGTTATCTAATTTGCAGGATTCTATTATAAAAGTTCAACAGGCTATAGGGGGTTCTATTGCAATCGCACTCAAACCGTTAATTTCGGTAATGACTACCGGAATTGAAGTGATAAATAATTTTTCTCCTGCTATTACCGGTACAATCGGTGCAGTTACTATGTTAGGTGTTTCTTTTACAGCATTAAAAGTAACCGGAATATTACCGTTAATTATAAACACAAATATTCTTTCCGGTGCAATGACTGCGGTTAGGTTACAAATGGCATTAGCACCAGCCGGTGTTGGTGCTTTTCAATTAGCTCTTGCCGGACTTAGTGCTACAATCAAAACACTTTATGCTTCTATTGGTCCTGTTGGTTGGGTTATTATTGGGCTTACTGCTATTGTTTCTCTTGCATCTTTATTTTCAAGTTCTGCTGATGAAGCAGCCAATTCAAGCGAAAATTTAACAAAAAAACTCAATCAAGAAAAAGGTGAATTCAATCAACTTGCAAATAATATTAAAAATACTAATCTAAGCTTAGATGAAAGAAAAAAATCTCTTTTTCTTATGCAACAAAAATATCCGGAATATCTAAAAAATTTGGATCTTGAAAAAACGAGTAATGAAAAAATTGCAGCTGCGGTAAATGAAGCTACAAAAGCATATGAAAAAAAAATACGTTTCCGCGTGCTTGAAGATCAGTATGCAGAAAAATTAAAGGCACAAGTTCAAGCTGAATTAGATTTCAATAATGCCAGCCAAAAATTACAAAATACGGATTATAATAGTTCGCTAATTAATGCGGAAGATAATATAAGTGGATTAATAGATGATCTTGGAAGAAAAACCACCGCATTTTTACAGGCAAAAATTGAGGCTGATAAAATATTAAAAATGATTAGCCAAAGCGATGTTGTTGATAGTACAACTCCGATTATTCCTCCTACTGTTACAGAGAACAAGATATTGGATTGGAACATTTCCAAAAGAAAGACAGAAAATAATACTTCTACCGAAACCGTACAATGGGGAGTTAAGAAAAAGGAATTAACCAATCCTAACCCAAAAGGTGATGTAAGAGAATATTCAAATGATCCAAGAGTTGAAGTTGATTTATGGAAAGAAAAGGAATATCAAAAAGTAAGCATTTATGCAAATTCTAAAGAAATGGAAAAAGCTATTGACGAAGAAGCTTCACGAAGATACGGTGAAATACAAAAAACAGAGGTTGAAATAAAAGAACAAGCTGAACAAGCTAAACTTAATGCCGTTTCTTCTGCCCTTTCTGCTATTTCTGCCGGTGTTGCAAAACATACCGTTTTAGGTAAAGCCGCTGCTATTGCACAAGCAACAATAAATACATATGAAGCTGTTGCAAAAGCACTAACTGTTGGACCAATATTAGGCCCAATTCTTGCCGGTCCTATTGGTATAATGGGGATGTTACAAGTACACAAAATTATGGCAACAAGTACGCCTGGTTATGCTTTAGGCGGAAGACTTGAACAAGGTAAATCCGGTTATATTGAGGGATATCACAACGAAATTATAGCTCCGGAAAAAACGTTTGTTGACATTATGAGACATGAGTTGATCCCAAAAGTTATTAATGTTAATTCGGATTCAAACACATACCGGATTGAAACATTATTTCAAAAACAATTTGAGAAAATGAATAATTGGGTAAATAGTTTTACATTTAAACAAAAAGGTGATGATTTATATAGTACAGTGGAAAATGCAAGATTACAAAGAGTGAGGGATACATACTAATGATAGTCTATATTAACTTCAATAATATTAGTGTAGCCCCCGGAAAATTCAATATTAAAATTACTGTGGGTGACGGTACTGGGACACCTGTCAATTACAATAATTTTAATCTTATTAGTTGGGGTACGTTCGATTTCGGTGATGATAGCCAGCAAAACGAAATATTAATTCGTGCCAGTCAAACCGATATTTCTTTTCGTGTTGGAGAAGAAACGGAAGTGGATTGGTTAACAATTCTTTTTATGCTTATGGAAGAAGATGCGAAAATTGAATTTACAACTAATTCTACCGTTTTTTGGACTGGATTTGTTGACAAAACTAATGTTAAAAATGACCAAGTAAAAAGAACGATTGAACTAAAATGTAAAGACGGTTTTAGCAATAAGGCAATACTTGACGAAACAACAATAAATAGTATTATTGATTCTCTTGGAACTCCGTCATATATCGACAGGGAAGATAGAGCAATTTCACTAACAAAATTAATTGCAAAATTAAGTAATCAAATATACGGGATTAACCCAACATTGCACGAACGAACAAGGTTAAAAATGACTTTGCAACACGACAGTGAGGTTTTTGACAGCGGTGATACTTCAGATATGGGGGGATTATTTCATATTGCAAGTTATGCATATAATTTGCTTAATTCTAATTTATATGGGGGCGATGCAACAAAAATAATTAAATCTTGTCTTGCTGTTTTGAACAGTTATGCTATTACCGGTATTTGGAACAAACTTCATATTTTACCGTTGTATAATCAAGGGGTTGAAAGTAACGTTTTCGATTTAGACGGTAATTTAATTATGGAATCTGAAGTTTATCGTTATTTCAAAATTCCTGCATTATTCCCCTACTATCTTATTGTCAAAGTCGATTCCGGTACAACATATAATTGGGCTCCGGAATACGCTAATATGCCGGATGAATATCAAGAATTATTTTTCCCTGCTATTTGTGGTGATGTACAATGGTTGCCTTTTGATCCGGATGATGTTGATATAGACGGTACAAGTAAAACACTTGTCTATATTTATTACCCCGGCGACGAAAATAACATATATAAAATTATGGCTAATACATGCCAATATTATGTTGACGGTACGTGGAGTACTCGAGTTACTTCTCTTTTTAATCACGCCAATGATAAATTAGTCGAAATTAACCGTGATAAATATGGAGTCAAAATTAAAATTAATGGAGTTAAAAATCCGGACGGAGATTATTATAGCCCCGAACATGAATATACTGTCCCCATGTTCGGACATAAAATAATGAGAACCAGAAAGATAAAATTAGATTTGGTAAAAAACATAACTGAACTTACTTTGTTAGAATATTAATCAAAAGTCGGAAGTTTATTGACGGCATCAATTCTTTTGTCGTCAATAACTTTCGCATATATCATTGTTGTTTTGATATCCCCATGTCCCAGTAGATTACTCAATACAAAATAATCAACCCCATATGTAATACTTAGAGTAGCAAATGTATGACGGGCACAATGGAATGTAATATGCTTTTTTATTTGTGCAAAACTTACCCACTCAAATATTATTGCAGACATGACAGATTTACAAGGCAACTCAAATATATGTTCGTTTTTCTTCCTTTCCGGAATATACTTTCTTGCCTGCTGACTTATCGGGATTTTCACCGGATCTTTTGTTTTTTGTTGGTATATTTTCACCTGGTCATCTTCAATATCTTTATATTTAAGACTGATAACATCAGACAATCGTAAACCGGTAAAACAGCTAAACAAAAATGCCCTTTTTACGTTTTCGTTTTTGCAAGGGGTGTTGTGCAATTTTTCTACTTCATCTTTCGTGAGATACTCTCTCATCGTTTTCGGTCTTTTCTCTTTGTACCCGGACAATGGATTTTTTTGTATAACGTGTTCCTGTACTGCCTTATTCAAAATAGCTCGCAAAATACAAAATGATGTGAATATTGAATATGGTTTATATTCTGCTTCTGTTTCCAAATACTGTTTAAGTTGGTCCCAATAATCATGCGTTATTTGTGAGAACTTCAGTTCCGGAGAAAATTTTTTTATGTGATTTATTACGGCAATACGCCTGATGTATCCCGGGTTTAGTTGAATTTGTTTTTCAAAATACGGAATGAATTCTTGCGAGGGGTTGAGATGAACATCATATTCACCTGCTATTATTTTTCTTTCCATTTCCTGCCGAATCTTCTCCGCCAATTCCAACTTTGCTTTATTTTCTGCCGTTTTCCCTTTTTCAAGTACAATATTTAGTGATTTTCTTGATCTCTCTCCCTTGTGTGCGATATCTACGTATAGATATGTGTTATCATTATATTTTCGTTTGTATATTTTTACCATTTCCGCCGTTTCCGTTTTGTGTCATATTTGTGTCACAAATATAATATTTTTGTGCCGGATTTGCATTTTTATTTATGGTTATTTGTGTCTATTTGTGACTATTCGTGAAAGCTAACTTGTTATTTCCTTTGCATTTAGTTGTTTTACAATAACTTAACTTAGTAGCGCGTATTCTATTTTCATTTTTACGTAACTACTTTATTTCTATTTATGTTACGCCTTTTTTATTCCTTGTTTTGTGACGGTTTTGTACTTAATTTTCCCGCCTTTTTCGGAATTATTCCCTTATTGCCACTCTATTTATATTATCAAATATAATATTTTTATTGGTTATTTTTTATATGTTTTTATTGCATTTTTTACAAAAAAAATAAAAAATAATGCACTTTTTTTGCTTTTTTCTTGACTTAAGTAAAGATTTTACTTGACTTAAGTAAAATAATGTTGTATATTTACATTAGTTCTTTTACAAAACTTAACATTATAAACAAAACAAACAGGAGAAACAAAATGAAAATGACAGCTAACCAAATCGCAAAAGAAGTTCTTTCAAACAACAACCTAATCACAAAAATTGCAAAAGAAACAAAAACATGCTTATTCAACAGAAACCATGTTGCAATATATGTTGGTGAACATGGAGGAATAGTAGTTACATCGAAACAGAACGGGTGGGATACTCGCACCCCAGAAATCAACATCCATGAAAAGATGACAAAGAAAGAAGTTATTAAATACATGGAAGAGTACATCACAACACCAGATAATTCCTTTTTATTTCAATAGTAGTCGCGTCTTCCGATTTTACAACAGGGGGGGCTTAGCCCCCTATTTACACCGTCCACTAAAACAAGGATTGAAGATTAACAACAATTAAATAAATAGGAGTGATAAATGGATAAAATAATCCAAAAATATTGCAAAACTATAAAAAAAATGGAAACGAATACAGACCCCTTTGGTGGGAAACATGTATTTGTACATGACGGTGAAAACATGTGGGAGTTTTACGCCCCCGCAGAAATATTCCACGAAGGATTAAATGTTAAAATAGGGGACGTGTTAATAATAAAAAACGGCACAAAAACTAATATTGAAAGGGAGGAAGCATGCAACTAAAATTAATCGGCAATAATTTTTGCCCCGAGTATTTCAATTATTTATTTGGAACCTATGTTAACATAGGAACCGAAAATAAAATAATTATAAAGAATATTGCGAAGTTGCCTTCTTTTGAGAGGACGCAATTGCTTTATAATATTATGTTCTTACGACATCCACAATACAAAGGATTATGGCAAAAAAACATGGATTTTACAAATCCGTCAAAAAGGTTAAAACTAATTTGGTCTTTTTTGACAAAAACAAAAAACCCCCGTTAAGGGGGCTTTCTGTCCGATGACCTTGTTTTAATGGAGTCGGATAAGAATTTTTGCATATAAAATAAAAAATCAATAGTGATTTTCTATTTATCTAAGAAGCTTTTTCGCTGCAATCCTTGTTGTAGTGGAAAATGCGAAAAGCTTGAACAAAAAATAATATTTATTATTATATTTGTCAAGTTATTTTTATACTTTAGTCAAGTATTTTATTTTTTTATATAGGTTATTATGGAAAAAATTGAATTATTACGAAAAATCGGAGAAATTTGGGCAACTATCTCCGGTAAAAAATTTTTAATTGATTTCGATAAGAAAGAGGTCAATGGACAAATTAGAGAGAATTTCGAAGATTTTATTAGTTTTCACGAAAAGGAAATTATTGAAAATGCGGAAGTTGTAAAATGGATGACCCATATTGAGTATTGCCAAAAGCACAACATCACAAAACAAAGACTTTATCAAAAAGTAAGAGAAGGGAAAATTATTACAAAAAAAATTTCCCCACGTGTAATTATGTATTTAGACAAATATTAAAAAAGCCGGCTAAACCGGCTTTCATTTATTGTAATGTTGTTAATATTCCTCGATATACTTGCGTATAGGTTATTTCAGGATATCTCCTATATTTGTATCTTGCCCATTTAGATATTTTGCCGATAACTTCATATCCACTATTTTTTGATTGGTCAATAAGTTTAATTGACTTTACTATTGGGGATAAAGTTTCTACTTTATTTTTAGCTGTTTCCATATTAGCTCCATTTTTTCCTAATTATTGCTTAAAAATACAATTATTTTCTATTTTATACAAGTTTTTTCTTTATTTGGTTCTCAAAATCCATTATAATACCATCCATTTGTATGATATTTCCACATTGGCATTTTATTGCTCTGTTTTCTAATATTGATATATATCCCATACTTTGCATCCTATTATCAATATTTGGATCATTAACTGTCTTTGCATAAAATCGATATAACTGGTTGCATTGTGGGCAATTTATATCTAAATTGAACACATCGTTAGAGTTTGGTTGTGTCCCTGATATCTGAGTTACTGCTTCATTTTTAAATATTTTTTCATGCTCTGTTATAAATAGTTTATATATTGTTGTTACTTGAAACAGTAATTTTAGTATTGTTTGTATCCTATATATTATATCTGCTAATTCTGGGTCATCATCTACTCTATTTATTTTCAATAGTTCTTTTAAGTCATCATATTTTATTGATCTTGCATGTGTTCGCCAATGTCCGTGATTTACTAATTTTTCTGCTATTTCCCTTGCACGCTTTATTTTATGTTCCGGTGTTACTAAGATATTCCTTGTTTCTGTTTTATCCCAATTTTTAAATTTATATTTTGGCAACCATTCTACTATTAAATCTTTAGCAAATTCAAGTGCATTATCGACTCCTCTCAATTCTCCTGGTGATATTTGAGCAATTATTGTTGCCTCTACTTGATTAAGATCGTTTCCAGGAGTTTCTACTCTTTTTGTTACTTCTCTCATCCATTCCATATAATCATATGCTGATACTTTTTTTTCACCTATATACACTTGTGCATCAATAGGACCCAGACTACCGGTATCTGTCATATATATCTCATCCCCGGATAATGCTATGATAGTCCCAGCGCTTTTTGCCTCCCCGCTAATAATAAAAGATACTTTATCAAATTTCTTTCTTAATGCTTTTACTATTTCTTCCGCTGCTGTACCATCCCCTCCAGGTGTCTCAATATAAATACTAATTTCTTTCGAGTTTATATCGTTTATAATGTCTTTAATAATGTAATAATCTTCTTCCGATATTGATATATCACTTTTACGTTTTTCAAATGATACAGAATAAAGAAAAAGCGGAGTATTTGTTTTTTGTCTATATCTCTTTATTTGTAAATCTAATTCATTCTCTAATTGTTGAGGGGACATCCCTTTCGTTACATATTCACTAATATATCCCATTTTACACCTCCCTAAAAGTCATCATCTGTATTTAAATATTTTTCAAATCCTGTCCTTATCGAATTAAATTCATCTTCTATAGATTTTACCCACATTTGTGGTAATTCATTATTAATAAGTTCATAGGTTAAACGTATTGCTCCGTCTTTCATTTTTGCCGTAAGAATATATTTGTAATATGCAGCTCCTGCCGGATTTGCTTTTGCGTGAACTACTACTTCTCCGCTTTCCCTGTTCTGTAATTTAATTACTGTTAGTGGGTCATTATATACTTGCGACAAATAACTAATATATTTATCATATATTTCTGTTTTTGTTAATTTGGTTTCAATAATATGGGTCTTTTTTTCAACTACTACATATTTTAACCCTCCACATGATACTATTACCATAGTAATTAGTACTGTTAACATCATCTTTGCAATATTTTGCATTCTCATTTTTTACCTCCGTTTATTTGTGTGTTTTTATCTCTCTCCTTGTCACCTGTGCTCCCCTAATTTCCATTGCATTAGTGACTTTTGACATATTTATCCCACATTTTTTAGGGATATTCAGCCGTGTTGATTCTTGGTTTATTAATTATTTATTTAACTTTGTAATTGCATTGACCCTACTATTTTGTACATACATTCTATATCTTGCTTTATTATTTTCTTTATTCTGCCGTTTTCTATATAAAATATACTATTTTCTTCTATTGTGCATTTCCTTATTTTTGTTTCTCCGTTAATCAACTTTATTATTATTTCGTCGTCATCATTTATTTTTTCTTGTGGGTGAAATACTATAATATCACCTTTTTTTCTACTATTTGTGTCTATTTTTTCGGTAATCTCAATATAATGTAATACATTCATATTTTCCAACCCTTTATCTATATCATCAACACCTATTATCTTTGGTGCCGATATCCCTGTCTCACCATAACCATTTTTATCATCTTCAACACGTTTATATTTTATTTCTTCTTCTTCTGTGTCATATATGATAATATTTAATGTCTTTTCAATTTTTCCGATTGTTTCCGGATGTAGTTTTTTCCATGGGTTTGCTCTTAATTTTATTATTATAGTAGATAAACCAGATATGCCGGACATATCTTGCAAACCTCTTGCTGTTATCCGAAAGTCGTTTAATATTTTTTGAATTAACTTATAATAAGGATTTATTTTTTCCATAATTCAATTTATTTAATCTTTTCTTACATTAAAAGTTATCTTTTGTTATATTTTGTAACCTTTTTTAATCTTTTTTTCTTGACATTAATATTTTAGTTCATTATATTTGTTTTAAGTTTACAAAATTACAATATATTACAAAGGTTTACCATGTTACACTTTAATTTAAGTTTGTTTTTGATTGAAAGACGTAAATCACCAAGCGATCTTTCCAAAATTCTTAACATACCCTTAAAGTCAATTCTTGACATGAAAAGAAGAGGAACAGTAAAACCGCGTTTTATTGAACAATTAGAATCCCATTTTGGTGATTGTTCAAAGTATATTCTTATAGAAAAATCTTTAGTTTCATAATTAATCTATTTCTAATAAGGATGACATAATAATGCCTGCTAAAATTAAATACTACAACATTTTCTTAGTAAACCCCCAAACGAACTTATATAGTTACCTCGGTTACTCGTCTGCCAATGTGAGTGGATTTGACCTGTGCAATGCAGATTTGCACAGGTTTTTTATTTATTCGGAGAAATAAAATGGAATCAAGACAGGATAAAGTTAACAGAATTTTGGAAGAAAAAGGATTGGACAAAGGTTGGCTGGCTAAACAACTTAAAATGGAATATGACCGTGTTTATTATTGGTTAGTTACAGCCGGTTCAATAAACCGTGATATTTTTGAAGATATGATGGACGTTTTTGAAAAACACGGATATGTGCAAAAAGGGAAAAACGCCGTAAAAGGATTGGTAAACTTAACATTAGAAACTAACATATTGTTTTCTGACGGACTGAAGAAAATAAACGAAGAAATTGGTGCTGCATTGGAAGATAGCAAACTTGATGCAGATGAAAGATATCGTCTTGGACTAAAATTAGAAGAAATGAAACTTGACGTTAATAAACAGCTAAATAAACTAATCGATTTTTGCAAAAAATGAAAAGACAAAAATATAGCCCGGAAGAGATTAAATATATTTTGGATAATGGTCATATGTTATCATGCGAAACTATTGCCAAACATTTAGACCGTTCGGAATCCAACATTAGAAAAATACTACATAAAAACGGTATTTCTTTACTCCCGGAATATAAACGTAATGCAGGTACACAGTTCAAAAAAGGACAAATATCTTGGAATAACGGATTAAAACTTGGCAATAGACCTAATTCCGGACAGTTCAAAAAAGGGACAATTCCCCCAAATCAAAAATCAAACGGTACTATTTCAATCCGATATAATAACAAAAGGAATTCTAAATATACTTATCTAAAAGTGAATAATAAATGGGTTCTTTATCATAGATATATTTGGGAAAAAGCTTACGGCAAAATACCCAAAGGAGCTTGTATTATTTTTGTCGACGGTAATTCTTTAAATGTAATACTTGATAATTTAAAATTAGTTACTCGCAAAGAACACCTTTCCAGAAACCATGTGAAATATTGGAATAAATCTAAACTTTCCGATAAACACATTGCCGGACTTATTGCCAGAAATAATCCTGAATTAAGAAAAGAATTGATCCGATATCCAAAAATATTGGAAGCAAAAAGATTACAACTTGAATTATCAAAAGTAATAAACGAGGTTGAAAAATGACACTTGAAAACAGACTAAATAATATGATAGGTAAAAACTTTATGTATAAAACACATGTGCATAAAATCGTCAATTATAAGATTACTGCCGAAACCGTAATAATTGGTACGGATAAAGAAGTATTTGTTTTCCTATACAAAGATATTAACAAAAATTTGCAAGATTTTTTGCAAGTAGAAGACGAACCCGAAAACAATACTGCCGTTACTATATTTACTCAAAATGCAGCATTAGATTTTATTAACGAAATTAAATTAAATATAAACGACATCAAAAAAGACGTTAAAAACATTGATAAAGCAAAAGCAATAAACGAATGCCTAAATACACTTATTAACTTTGGACGTTTACAGGTTGAAACGGCTAAACTAAATAAAAATAGGGGTTAACAATGCTTAAGGGGATGAAAAAAGTTGAAAGGAAAGAACAGAAAGTAGTTTACAGCGGTGAGTATATGGCTATGTACTTTAAACGTATGGAAAACACTTTTAAGGAGATTTTTAACTCTGTCCGGACTGTAGAAGAACCGATGGACTTGGAACATGCAGCTAAATTCCTTAAAATGGCTCCCGGTACTCTTCAAAACAAACTTAACGAGGGTTACATCCCCTGTCATCGTACAGTTGACGGACGTGTATATTTTTACCGATCCGAGCTTAACGAGCTATATATCCGCAAAAATGATGTTCCGGAAGATATATCGGTTCCGGAAATCGCAGAAAACATTTTGAACAGGTGATATATGGAACTTGAACAACATTCATTAGGAGAACTTTTTCGCCTGCTAAATTCAAAAGATAAAAAAGAATTTTTGAACATTGTAATGAATGAGGCTTGCAACAGTAATTTGAACTTGCAAAACTTAGTTGATAAAGCGGTTCAATATATCCCCATACACAAAGAAATCGAAATTAGATCGAAACTAATTAATAAAATCGAGGTGAATAATGGTTTGTAATACCAAAAACAAAAATATTTGCAGTGAAAACTGCATAAACTGTACAATGTACGATGAATGTAATGAACGCCCTGTTAGCGGTGCTATTATTGCATTCCCCCTATTTATTGCCGTTGTTTTTATAATGTTAATTTTGGGGGTATTATTATGAATCTTTCAAAATTAGCGATTAGACTTGATAAAAGTGCAAATGAACGTTTGTTGCAAAATCGTATTAACGAACTAAACAATTATGTTAGCCGAGTTAACAAGGATTTGCATGATGTAATCGATTCTTTGAAAAAAGTTCAGTTGGAAAATTCTGACTTAAAAAAGGAAATTGCAGAAAAAGAACTTCTTATTTCCGGACTTACAAAAGATATTGTAATTCTTGATAAAACTAACCGTCAGCAACAAACAACTATAGATAGTCTTTTTTCACTAATTCCGGAAGACAAAAATGTTTACGCGAATTATTAAAAAAACTGTTGTTTTTGCTATTTATCTTATCGGTTTTTATATTTTTGCATTCTCTCTTCTATTCTTGTTGTGGATTATATGGATATCATTCAGCAAATAAAAGAGAGATACAATATACAATCATTGGTTTCTCATCTTGGGTTATCAGAAAAAAACGGTTTTTTACATTCCATATACAAGGAAGATAAAACCCCGTCAATGAAGATATTCCCAAAAACCAACAGTTTTTACGATTATTCATCCTCTGTTGGGGGTGATATTGTCAAATTCTATCAAGATTATTGCCGTTGTGATGTAAAAACGGCTATAAAAGAACTATGCAAGCTTGCCGGAATTGACAGTTCAACCCCCAATAATACAAGTGTCCCCGTTCCTCCGCCGGTACAACCCCAGATTGAAGAAAAGTTTAATCCGGATAATTTGTATATCGACGAACAGGAATATTATTACGAACGTTTGGGATTGTGTAATGACGAAAATTTGGCTCTTTTAGAGGTCAAAAAACGCCGTCTTGTGCAAAATTCTCTCATATTTTCCGAACTATATAACTATTGCATCAATTTAGAACCCCGTATAAAGGCTCTAAATTACTTGATTGGGGAAAGAAAATTGAGAAGTAAGACTTTGGAAAAATATAAGTTGTTCCACATCCCCGATTATTTTAAAGTAAATCAACATATGAAGAAAATGTTTTCTCTTGATTTGCTTATCCGCTCCGGATTGTACAACAACAAAAAAAACGATAAAGGGGAATTTAAAAGTAATTTAATTTTCTACAATCATAGGATTATCATCCCTTATTTGTTTAATGATGAAATTACTTATTTACGTGGACGATATTTTGATGAAAACGATAATTTTACCCCGTCATCCGGATCTAAATATTTAGGCCTTGCCAACGATATTTTGGGTGTTAATACATCCAAACGTTTTTATAATTTGGACGTATTAAAAACACTATTGCCCGGTGAAAGAGTATATATTACGGAGGGGGAATTTGATACTTTGGTTCTCACTCAAGAGGGCTTTCCTGCTATTGCTATACCCGCAGTCGGAAATATACCCCCCGAAAAACAGTTTCAAAAATTATCCCATTTTACCTGTGTTATTGTCGGTGATAACGATGAAGCCGGTAACAAAATGGTAGAAAAATTAAAAGGAATATTCATCCGTAATAATATAAGAGGTTTTGTAAAAACTATTCCTGCTAAGGATATAACGGATTTGCGGAGGGAATGTGACTGACGAACAACCGATAAAAACAGATCCGAAAGATTTTGTATTGGAAGTTACAAACGCTCCGGAAAAACCGATTGACAAAAACGAAGTTGAATTAGTCGAAAAAAACGACAAAAAAAATAGACTATTGAAAGCTTTGTTATACCTTTCCGAACATTGGGATTTCCAATATAACGAAATGTCAACAAAAATAGAATTTAAAAAGAAAGATGAAAAAATATTCCGAATTTTAGATAACATGGAATATGAAAACATCCGTATGGACATGAAATTTAACGATATTTTTATATCTGAAAATGACTATCGAGGTTTGCTAAATTCGGAAAGGCTTGTAACTAAAGTAAACCCCTTAAAAGATTATATTTTTGCACTTCCAAAATGGGATGAAGAAACGGACTACATAGCCCAAATTTTGGATAATTTGATTTTTGTTGACGAAAATAAAAGACCGGAATACATAGAATATTTCAAACGCTGGTTTGTTGCAATGCTTTGCGGTTTGATTGACGATAGAATTCGCATAGAAAGTATAAACCACACCTGTTTGGTTCTGGTTGGTGCACAAGGACAAGGAAAGACAAAGTTTTTTACGGATCTTATTCCGGAACATTTTCGGTCTGAATACACCTACACAGGTAACTTCCAAATGGAGAATAAAGACCACGTGTTAATGTTAGCCACAAAACTGTTGGTGAACTTAGACGAGCTTGCGGCACTCAACAAATCAGAACTTGAAATGGTTAAAAGTAGAATGACACAAACTCACGTTTCTTTAAGAAAGGCTTACGATAAGATAGATATAAACCTTAAAAGACGTGCATCATTTTGCGGTACAACCAACAATGATGAAGTGTTAAGAGATGTAACCGGTTCAAGACGTTTTCTTATGTTATCAGTCTCACAAATTAAGAGTGATAAGCCTATTAACATTGCCGGTGCCTGGTCTCAAGCCCTTTCACTATACAAAGCCGGATTCAAATATTGGTTTAGCGGTGATGATATTGCTATGGTTGAAAATAATAATGAATTCTACACTTCAAAAAACTTAGAAGAAGAATTAATAATTCGTCATTTTGCCCTTCCGATAGGTGTTGCCCCCAACTACATGAGTGCAACGGATATTGCAATGAGGCTTTCAGAAATTTATAACAGATTAAATATAAATCAAAGCGTAATACGTACGGTTGGTATTACGCTAAAAAAATTAGGCTACAAAAAAATACAAAAAAGAGTCAACGGTCAACCTACTTGGGTGTGGGAAGTCAACTATCTCGGAGGCGAAGTAAAAAGTTCCGCTATTAAAGATATGAGTGACAAAACATTACCGGTAAAAGAAGAAGTTAAACCGTTAGATTTTTAGTTCTTTGTTTTATTGAAATTTTATTTATTCCCCTTGCGTAACAAGATGATAATTCCGCATGTTGTTACACTTAAATACATATAAAATAAGGGGTTACAGAAACGATAATAAAAATGTAACAAGATGTAACTACATCTAATTCCGCATGTTGTTACACTTTAAGTTATTGTTTTATAAAGGGTTACGTATGTACGTAACCAGATAACAAGATAAAAACGTTCTGGCAAACTATATTTTTTATAAATAATATTATTTTATTGATTTATCTTGTTACAGTAGTTACAGTAGTTGTAAGTTATTACACTACAACAGTTTAAGGTGTAACAAGATGCGGAATTCAATCTGGTTACACATGTAGTTACATGTTACACAAATAGGAGATTTTATGCCGGATAATGATAAAAAAGAAATATCAAAACAGATTTACAAGAATATTGCCCTTATCGGTTTTATTCTTTCAGACTCGCAGTATATGCAAAGTACTGCAATAAAACTAATGCAGGATATGGCAAAAGAAATAGTTAATCAACTTGACGAACTTAAACAAATAGCGGAGAGAGAATGTCGAAAGAACGAAGAATAGATATAAAGATTGACCGTGAATGGACAAAAGCAAATGCTTATGCTTTAATTCGTGCAAGACAAGCAGTTGAGACTGAGTTATTCACTCGTATCTTAGCAAGATATAATATAAAAAGAACAGAGTTAAAGAAAAGGATAAGTGTTACTCTTAGTCATCAAGATAGTGCAGTATATATCAAAATGAAAAAAGGTGCAGTAAGTATAAAAGTGTTTAACCCAAAATTAAAAGTTTCGATTAGAAAAGGGAAAATAACACAGAAAGGATTTACTGTCAACATATTGAAAGGTAAACGTCAATGGGTTAGTAAAGGGTTTCTTATTAATTTCAAAAATGAAAACTCGAAAAGCAATCAAATAGTTGCAAGTTATAGACATCGTGTTGAATCGGCTGCAGGTAAAACCCGTACAAAAAACGGCAAAAGGGAAAAACAGTTTTATGGTGTTAAGAGTTATTATGGACCCACTATCTATAAAATAGTTAAATCATCTAGATTTATGGAACAAATATTTAAGATGTTTAAACTAAGATATGAAGATAAATTAGCCCATGAATTAGTACGAAGAGGGTTTTAATGTACTTATTTATAATTACTCAAAGGTACTGTCCGGTATATTGCATGCGGATTCGGTGCGGAGACCCCATGCTTTCGATATTTTTGTATCACAAATTCACTAATTCGTTTCGTCCTATTTCGTTAACTTATTATATTATAATATGTTACGAGAACAATAATTATATTTTAACATTTAATACAGTGAAAAACATGTGGGGAATGGATCCAACATTGACGGGGAATTAAAAACGTTTTGTAACTTAAAACGAGGAATATTTAACGATGAATAATAAAGAAAAACAAAAAGGACTTGTAACAATAGACGATGTTTACGTTTTCGATAATGCCGGTTTTATTTTTGACGGTGAAGACCTGGAATCGCAGGAATATCCTGATAATAGCGGTATTGCAATAACACCGGACAAAATAGAAATGATAAACATGATGAAAAAAGAGCACTTGCAAGAAATTCTCTTTAGTAAGCCTTCTTATAATTCAGCACTTCATTTAATTTCCAACGGAACTTATGATTATTTTACATTCATTCCGGTGTTAATTAATTTCATCGGTTATAGTGACGAGTTTTACGGCAGTACCTGGACGTTAAACCGTAACAACTGTGTTGAGATGTTTAAGCTTTACGATTGCGGATTAATAAAAAACATCCACATGTTTACAGGCACTTACTTCAAACGCCGTGAAAGTGCGGTTTATGCTACCCTTTTACAGGGTATTCAAGAACGTAAACAACATTATAAATGTTTTGAAAACCATGCTAAAATTGTGTTGTTATGCAATCATAACTCCGGAGATTATTTTGTGGTTGAGGGTTCTGCCAATTTTACAGCCAATCCCCGTACAGAGCAATACGTTATCACAAACAATAAAGAATTATTCTATTTTCACAAAAAATGGATGGATAAAATACTACATGGATGATATACAAGTTTTTATTCCCGAAAATACGCACCTGCCAAAGATAATTGAAATGTTAACCTCCGGAGTTAAACCGGAACATATGCTAAAATCGCTTGAACAGGCGGACATTAAACTTACAAAGGATGAGCTGATCATCTTAATTGTGGAGGGGCTGAAGTACTATAAAAACCTTACCGAGTTCAACCCTGATGTTGAACTTGGTAAATCTATTGACCGGCTAAACGTGCTTTATAACAAATGTTACAAAATTCAAGATTTTAAAGCTTGTCTTCAAATAGAAACTCAAAGGATTAAACTTTTGAAAATTGAGCCTAAGAAAAATCATGATGAAACGTTACAAAATTTCCAGCTTCCACAAAGTTTTATTTCCGGAGATGATAAATGAGTTTCCGGAGAAACAATATGATTCAAGTTGCTACTTTATATGCGGTTCTTTTTTCGCACTATACCGAAATGGGTGTATCGGAAGAAGATCCTTACAAATCATTTTTTGACGAACTTTTAAGCTTAATAGATTTTTACGTTTTTGGCAATAGCAAAAAAGAAATACCCGTACTAAAAAAAGCTATTGCAGAAATAAACAATAAAATGTCCGATACACTTGTCAATCCAAATGTTGTTCTGAACATGCTGGATGTTTTCATAGAAGATGAAAAAGAATATGTAAAATACGAATCAAAACTAAATAAGCTTAACAAAATTCAAGATATATTACTTTCACTTCCGGAATATGATTCAACAATTATCGAAGATTTGGACAACGGAAATGAATTTAAAATAAAATTACAAACAATAATTGAAAATTTTTGCAAATAAAATAAGGAGCTAAGATGTTAACCATTGATGAATTTTTCAGAGAAAAAGAAAAAGCTATGAAGCTTATCGACAAAATTGAAAAACTAAGAAATGATTTCGACAAACTTACAAATGAACAACAAAAGATGATTAGCAAAAGTATTAGCTTTTATGAAGATGAATTATTTAATACCGGTTATTATAAACTTTTGTTGTTTTTTAAAGTGATAATTAAAGATTTAGATTCGATTAATCACGAAAAATGGGGCTTAAGTTATGTTTCCGAGGGGGAGGTGATAAAATGAAAATAAAAAGATAAAACTGGAAGATGTTAAAAGAAAAAAAAGTTAGGGGTGCTAAAACACCCCGTTAAAAACGGAGAGAACAATGAATAACGACAATACATTTATAAAATTTATAGGCATTAGCGTAATAATAGCCGATGTTTCAATTTTAGTAGCTTTATTTTATTTAATTCTTAACAGGTGCTAAGATGACCGAAAGAAACAAAGAAATTGCAAAAGAAATCTTCAGTTATAACAGTCAAATTGAAGATCTAAGCAGAAATATTGGGGTTTTGCAAGGATCGTTGGATTACGTGCAGGAAAAAGAGAAACCAACTATCAAAAACAAGATTATGCGAAATAAAAAACTAATGTGGGATATTATAATAAGCAGAAACCAATATTTGTCAACTTTAATTGACAACCTTAATCCGGAGTTTAAAAATGCCGTCTAAAAACCTTGTTTCTGTTGAAGTTTTGGCTGAATTCTTCGGAAAAGACGTAAGAACCATTCAACTTTGGGCTAAAAACGAGGGTTTGCCCAAAGAAGAAAGGGGGAAATATGACTTCATCCCTTGCGTACAATGGTACATTTCTAAGCTCGAAAAGGAAATCGAACGGTTGAAACTTGGTGATGAAACCGTCTATGAGCTTGAAAGACAGAACAAAAAACTGTCAATTCAGAAGAAACAAATGGAAATATCCCAGTTGGAAAAAACTCTTATCTCCTTACCGGAAATTGAAGAGCTGTTAGTTGATATGGCTACCGTATTTGCAAGCGGTTTACAAACGCTTAAAAGCAAATTAGCCCCAAAATTAGTGGGACTTGAAGACATGAAAACCATACAAAACATAATTGAAGAAGAAACAAACAATTTACGCCAAAAAATAGGCACAATGGAAAACAATATCAGAAAAAAAAATGAACTCCCGAATAACTGAAATATTAAGTCGAGTATATCGTTATGTTTTGCCCCCTGAAGAAATCAATGTTTCGGATTGGGCTCAAAAATATAGAATCGTTTCCAAAGAAGTGAGTGCAAGACCCGGACCTTGGGATAATTCAATTGTTCCTTTTGCTGTTGATATTATGGATGCAATAAATAATTCGGAAGTAGAAGAGGTTACCGTATGGGGTTCAGCACAAGTTTCCAAAACAGAAATAATAAATAATATACTTGCCTATTATGTTGATATAGACCCAGCCCCTATTTTGCTTGTTCAACCAACACTTGATATGGCACGGGCATATAGCAAAAACAAACTTGAGTATATGATTCGTGATACTCCGAAAATTGCAGGGAAAATTCACGAAGCTTCCGGACGTAACAAGGATGCCACAATTTTGGAAAGAAAATTTCCGGGCGGTTTTCTTGTTATGGTCGGGGGAAACTCTGCCAGCGGACTTGCTCAAAGAAGTATGCGTATTGTTATTAGTGATGATATTGATCGAATACCCCCAAGTGCAGGTGTTGAGGGTGATCCTGTTGCACTTGCCGAAATGCGTGCAGAATCTTACACCGGGATAAGCAAAAAATTAAGATTTTCAACTACTACAATAAAAGGGCAAAGCCGAATTGAACGTTTGTATGATGATTCGGATAAAAGAAGATATTACGTGCCTTGTCCGGACTGCGGGCACAAACAAATCCTAACTTTTGAGGGGTTAGTATGGGAAAAGGACACTGATTTGTTTGGAAAAACGGTAAAACATTACCCCGAAACCGTTCGTTATGCCTGCGAAAGTTGCGGATCATTAATAAAAGACTATCAAAAATTCAGCATGATTGCCAAAGGTGAGTGGATTGCGGAAGTTCCGGAGAAGAAATCACACAGAGGTTTTTGGATAAATCGTTTATATTCCCCTTTCACTACATGGAAAATCATCGTTGATGACTTTCTAAAAGCTAAAAATGACCCCGAAACATTGCAAGTTTTCTACAATACATCACTTGGGTTAGCTTTTGAAAAGGAATCCGGTGAAGAAGCTATTGACGAAAGTACGCTTTTAGACCGAATCCAAATAAAAGATAAACCGGATGAATTACTTTCAAATGATATTTTACTCCTTACCTGTGCTGTTGACGTTCAAAAAGACCGTTTAGAAGTACTTTTGATTGGTTGGGAAGAGAAAAAACAATCAAATCGTATTATTTGGCAAAAAATACCCGGTAATCCCGAAACTCCTTACGTTTGGGAAGATTTAGACAAGTTTTTATCCTTACGCTGGACACGTGAGGACGGTTTAGACTTGGGCATTGCAGCAACATTCATAGATACCGGATATTTGTCTCAAGAAGTATATAATTTCATTTTAAATAACCCAAATAAACGATATTACGCAATAAAAGGGGTTGGCGGTTACGGAAAACCGTTAATCGGGACAAAATCAAGGGTGTACGACAAAAGATTAGACTTATATCACATCGGAACTAACGAGGGAAAAAATATTTTGTTCAGAAGATTGAAAATTAAAGATGCCGATAAACCGAAATACATCAAATTCAACAACCAGGTGTGCAATGATGATTATTTTAAACAGCTTATGAGTGAAAAAGTTGTTACAAAACACTCGGGATTGATTGAATATGAGGTATATGAGAAGAAAAACAAGCGTGATAGAAACGAGGTGCTGGACTTGGAAGTGTACAACATAGCAGCTTGCGAATTCCTTTACCCCCGATTTGAAAAAATAAAAGTGAACTTGGCTAAAAGATTGGTACGGGAAACGATAAAAGAGATAGTAGAAGAAAAAACAAAGACCGAAGAAACTGAACAACCGATAGAAGAAAAACCGAAAAAACAACCATTACGAAAAAGAATATACAACAATTTTGTAACGAGGTGGTAAATGATAGTATTAGTTCACGAAGTAGCAATATTAGCAAAAAAATCAGGCATCTTAGACGAAAATAAATATAGAGAATACTGCATTTACGAAGAATACAGAATTTTAAAAAGCAAAAAAGTTAAAAATATCGTCTATAAATTAAGTGAAAAACATAATTTAAGTCAGGAAAGAATTTACAAAATTATCAAAAAACAGGAGGAGCTAAGAAATGATTGATTCATTATTCGATTTTTCAGTATGGAAATTGGTATTGGCAGTTGTATTATTTATTATTTCATCAATCGCAAAAAGCGAGTGCGACACAATCAAATTCAGACCGCACAAAGCTTGGTTTCAGACAGATTTTTGGCTGGAAAGAAAAAATCCGGAACTAAGGGGTTTTTTACTTAAGTATCCCCTTTCATTTGCTTACGGGGGCTGGCATTTGATGGACAGTACCCGTAATACCTGTTACATCATTCAGATCTTTTTGTGGTTTGCTATTCCTTATTACTGGTTTATTCTTATTATTGTTATTAGTTACATGTTGTACGGATTAATATTTGAATTATTTTATCAAAATTAAAAGGAGAAAAAGAAATGGATAAACCAAAAACGAGGCTTAATAATGACTATAAACATTGATAACCTTGATGTTGATATTATCGCAAAAATGGACGGTGTTCATTTGCCGGATAAGGAATGTTTATACAAACGTAGCACACAAGGTAACCGAATTAAGATATTTAACTATCCAAGCGGTAGGTATATTTTACACGTCTATTCAAAAAATGATATGAATCAATCAAGTTACATGATTACCGGAATTGCCGGAAATTCAATAGTAAAACATTTTGGAATTACAGAGGAATATTAAAATGAAATATTACGTCAGTTATTTTCAACACAATAATTTACATAAAAATAATCTTCAAAAAGCATTTTTTGAATTGTTAAAAAGCAAAGATAGAAAACTTATTGAATATGACGAAATGCATCATTTTGAACATAATTTGATAATCGAAGTTGAAAATCTCAATAATAAATACAATAGATGTACCCCGATAGAAATATCTTTTTGGAAAAGCAAAGATATTTGCTACCTTAATTCTATTGATAATGTTAGTTTTTTACTTATTGAATGCGAGGGATAACAATGAAAACAAAAATTGAAATTGACTTAGTAAAAAAACTGATGGTTCAAAAAAATTACACTGTTTTTAATGAACCTTTTATGCTAAATATTGTGGGAGTTCGCTCCATCGATAAGACTGTTGATATATTTAATGATGTTATAGTGTTATTTTGGAATGAATATACGCAACACGGATTAGAACAAAATTATTTAATCTTTCCGGCTACTACTGACCCCGGTTTAATGTGGTTAAAAAAACTGATGAACCCGAAAGGGACTGCTATCCTTTTACCGGGACAATATGATTACAAACTTGGTATGCACAAAAATAAATACCGTGCATTGATACAAGCCGGACAAGTTAAAGTATATCGTGACAAAAACAAAGATAACAAACATGACCTTGACCCAAGTACTATTGATACCGGATATTTCGGGATAAACATACATCATGCCGGTGTAGTTGTCCCAAAATATATAGGTCCGCACTCCGCCGGATGTCAGGTATTACAAAAAAAAAAATGATTTTGATATTCTTATTTCGCTTGCAGAAAAACATTCAACTTTGTACGGAAATATGTTCAAATATACGTTGATAACTGAACAAGAAATAAACCTGTTTTTTGAACCTCCGTTTCCCCCAAGTCTAAAAAAATAATTTATTCCCCGTAAAAATACAAATTTGTACTTTTGACGACAATTTATTTTTTAAGTTATTTATTTACAATAGTTTAAAAATCGAGTTTGTACTCAAAAGTACAGGTTTTTTATTTTAATTTTTATAATAATTTCTTGCAAAATTTATAAGGTTATTGTGGAAGCAAGAAATTTGAACATACCAAAAGAAGTAGTTGCAGGAGATACAATCGAATGGAACGAAACAATTACCGGTTATCCAAGTGGGGAATATACCGCAAAATTCTTATTTATCCCTTATCGAGCCAATGCCGGTGCTACTGTTTTTTCCGTTACGGGAACAGGAGACGGTTCCGATGTGCACAGTTTCGCAATTAGCAAAACTTCAAGTGCTTCAATAATCCCGGGCATTTATAAAGGATCGGTTACTTTATCAAAAGATAATTTTCGGACATCATACGCAACCGGAATCGAACTAACCGTTTTGCCTAATCCGGAGACAACAACAACTTATCCAAAATCCCAAGCCGAAACAGTTTTGGACAACGTAAACGCAGCAATAGAAAAAGTTCTCAAAACCGGTGTTGCAGTACTTACCGTAAACGGGCGTACAATTGAATACACATCCCCAAAAGAATTATTTGAATTAAAAAAATTCTATGAAAATGAAGTGAGAAGAGAAAGAATTGCAAGGGGCGAAATTAAAAAAAATAATATAATCTATTGTAGGTTCTCATGATCAAAGAATTATTGACAAGGATGTATAACCTTTTACCTACACGAAATTTTATTCGTTACCGTTATATCCAAGCTGCACAAAGAGATAGATTAACCGGTGATTGGAATCCTGTTTCAATGTCTGCCGATGCCGAACTTAGAGATGCAATTAGAATCGTTCGTAATCGTGCAAGAGATTTAGAGCACAATGATGATTATGCAAAACGTTTTCTAAAATTAGATCGTGTAAATGTGCCTGGTCCAAACGGGTTTATTTTACAAGCTAAAGTTCGCAAAAAAAACGGCGACTTAGATGAAAAAGCTAATAATCTAATTGAAGAAAAGTGGGAAGAGTTTTGCGAAGATTGTTCTGTTACCGGAAACATAGTTTTTCGTGATTTCACTCATCTTGCAAGATTATATCAAGTAAGAGACGGAGAATCGATCGTTAGAATTGTCAAAAATTATCCTAACAATAAATACAAATTTGCACTTGAGATGATAGACCCCGATTATCTTGATGAGACTTATATAGATGTTAACGGAAATAATCGTATAAGATTAGGCGTTGAATATGATAAATGGAATAGACCTGTTGCGTATCACATGTTCAACATCAAAGATAATTCAGATATTTATTCTTCTTATCGAGCCGGTGAAAGGATTAGAATCCCTGCCGAAGAAATTATTCATACTTACCAACGTCAAAGAATTACTCAATCAAGAGGGATTTCAAGATTAGTTCAATCTATATTGCGTTTATACAACCTTTCGGCGTATGAAAAAGCAGCAATAGTTAATGCACGTATTGGTGCATCAAAAATGGCTTTTATCGAAACTTCCGAATCTGATGACGGATATGAAGGGGAAACCGATGAAAGAGGAAACGCCACAATGAGTATTGAACCCGGTGTTATCGAACGTTTGAATAAAGGGGAAAAAGTCACAACTTGGGACCCTCAATTTCCCGAAACTCAACACGGACCATTTGTTAAAACAATTTTGCGTGGTGTTGCCAGCGGTCTTGGTTTATCCTACAACACATTAGCAAACGATTTAGAAAACGTTAGTTATTCATCTATTCGTGCCGGTTTATTGGAAGAAAGAGATATGTGGGTTGATGAACAAAAATTTATGATTGATAATTTTATCAATCCAATATACAAACAATGGATAGAATGGTGTTTCAAAAAAGGAATTTTTGATTCTATTAGCGGTTATAAAGTTTCTGATTTATTTTCTGCACAATGGCAAGGGAAACGTTGGCAATGGGTTGACCCCCTAAAAGATATTACCGCAAACGTTTCTGCAATTAATAACGGTCTCAAAACTCGTGCACAAGTAATTAGTGAAATAAATCAAAATGCCGATATTTATGAACACTTTGAAGCTTATGCCGCTGAAGTACAATTATTAGAAGAATTGAAATTAAATGAATTATTGAATCCTAAGCAAAAAAATAAAGGAGAATTATAAAATATGCCGCAAAAATTATTTTCTTATGCGTTACCGGCAAACATAAGAACCCGAAAAATTAATCCTGAAGATGTAAATAGTGATGATATTTTTACGTTTACGTTTGCCAGTGAACGAATGCAAGATAAAGCAAATCCATGGTATCCGGAAATACTCCATTGTTCCCCTGAAAATGTAATAATGGATCGTATTACTTCAGCCGCTCCGGTACTATTGGAACATGATTTTGATAAACAAGTAGGTGTTGTTTCCGAAGTTCGGTTTGTTAACAATAACGGTGTCCGTTCTTTGGAATGTGATATTTTATTTTCTGCCAGCAAATTAGGAAAAGAAATCCAATCAGATGTTGCAAGAGGAATCCGAAGAAATGTAAGTGTCGGTTATTTTTTTGAAGACGGATATCTCGACGAAACAGATACGTTACACATTATTCGTTGGACACCGTTTGAAGTCACTTTTACCGGTTTGCCTGTTGATATTTCTGTTGGTGTAGGACGTTCTATCGAAGCTAATCAAGAATTTTACAAAAACATAAAAAAAAGGAGTATCCAAATGCCCGATGATAACAAGGGACAATCCCAACCTCAAACCCCTGTAACGCCACAAGCTCCTGCAGTAATTATTACGCAAGAGAACATTATTGCAGAACGCAACCGTTGCATTGACCTTACCGAGTTAGGACAACTATTTAGTGTTGACCAAGATACGGTTCAACGTGCCATTCAAGACGGAATGTCAAAAGAAGAATTCCGCTCTAAATACAGAAATCATAGTCCGGAACCAAAACCGGTTCAGAATATCGGAATGCCGAAAAAAGATGTCGAAAATTATTCATTTCAACGTGCTTTACAAGCTATGATGGACAGGGATTGGAGCAAAGCCGGATTAGAATTAGAAGCAAGTAATGAAGTAGCAAAATTATCGGGTAAAAACGCACGTGGTTTTTACGTTCCTCCGGATGTTTACAAAAAACGTGACATTGACCCAAATATTATTACTACTGGCGGTTCCGGTGCCGGTATTCTACCGATTGATTATAGACCGCAAGATTTTATCTCACTTTTAAAATCTAATTTGACATTGTCAAAATTGGGTGCTCGCTGGATTAGCGGATTACGTGGTACACCGTCATTCCCAAGACAAAACGCAAGACCTGCCGGCGGTTGGGTAAAAGAAGGAGCTACTATTACTGGTTCTACTGGAAGCTTTGACCAGGTTACAGCTCGTCCTAAAACTGCCGCTACATATGTTGAGTATGCCCGTTCAATGATGAACGAATCTAACCCATCAATTGAATCAATGATGATGGAAGATATTTCTTATGCATTAGCCAAATTAGCTGATGATGCCTTTTTTACCGGTACGGGCTTAGATGAAGAACCATTAGGTTTATTTAATACTCCAGGTATTGCAAGTATTGACGGTTCTGAATTTAGCCGTGAACATGTTGTTGAAATGAGAACAAAAATCGAACAAGATAACGCAAACGGGCAAAATATGTTGTTTGTCTCAAACGCAAATTTAAAAGGCAAATTATCACTTATTCCGGTTAAATTTGATGCTAATGTTGTTCGTTTCTTGTATGACGATTTAACAGGCAAACTCGACGGTTCACCACATTTGACTAAAACATCATTACCGGATACACACATTATTTACGGTAATTTTGAACATGCACAAATAATGGAATGGGGAATTTTGGACATTTTTGTCAATCCGTATATTTCTGATGCCGGAAACGTTAGAATATATGCGTATTGGAATATTGATTTCTTAGTTCGTCAATTAAAAGCTTTTGTCTATTCAAAAACAGTTGCCTGGAACGTAAACTAATATGTCCATATTTTCTCAACATATTGATGATTTTTTCTCCGAAGACATGATTGAATCCGGTCTATTTCTTAAAGATAATAGACCGGTGAAGATCATCCAATCAACAAAACAGGATGATACAATGATTGGAAGCAATATCACAGTTTCAAACGGTCAGACGATTTTCCTTATAAAAACGTCTGACATCGGTACTGCCAAAATCGGTGATGTTATTCGTGTTAACGGTGTTGATTGGACTATAGAAAACTTAGGAATTAGCGAAGACGGAATAAATACCGTTGAGGTTGCATATGACTAATAGACAAGATATAGTTGATTTACTTATTACCACTTTACAAAAAATAAAAACTGATAACGGGTATTCATCTGATATCGGGAAAAATATTTTTGATTATGGTGAAATAAACTTGAATAAAGACAATACGCCGGCAATAAGTATTTATGACTATAAAAACACGATAGATCCGGATAAACCAAATTCTTTTCATAATATCCTTTCTATCCGTCTTGATATCATTTGTATTGATGACCATGTGATAAACCTAAGAAATCACATTCGTGATATATACAAGGTACTCGGAGAAAACGAAGATCTGTTTTGGAGTACTTACCAAGCTGAACTAAATCCGGAAAGCGATGAGATGACACATGAAAAAGATATGGAATCCATTGCATCCGCTCAATTATATTTTACTATCACATATCCAACCCCCAAGTGGATGTTGGAATAATTTAGGAGATTAAACCATGTTTAATTTAACAAAAACTAAAAATGTCTTTTTACTGCTTTTATTAGTATTTATATTCCCTGTTTTATTATCCGCCCAATCCTACAACCTCGTAAAAAAGAATAGCGTGGGAGATTATCCGGCTATTACTATTTTCTCCGGTACCGATGTTTCTACAGCCGATACAAGTGAAGTTTTCAGATTACCTTATGACATTACAAAAGGTATTTTCTATCTTGAAGTAGATACTGTTACAACTTCCGATACATTAAAATCTATGGTAATTCAAGAAAGTGCCGATCTTGTAAATTGGGTAAATAGTGGTTTCACTCTAACGAACGTAACTGCAGCCGGTGTAACACGAAAAGCGACAACCGAGGTATCGAACTACTTTTTAGGGAGAAATATTCGCTTCATATTTGCGGTTGGGGGGTCTGCGGTGAAGCTTGATTTCAAGCTCAAATTCGTGCCAAAATTTTAATTGAATTTTTATTAACCTTTAATTCAATTTTCTGGAGGAAATAAATGCCCAATAGTTTTGGCGAATTTGGATGGATAGTTTTGTTCGGTGTTCTTTCAATTGTCGTTTTCATTATTAAAGGATACATTAATTATCTGTCAAATCAAAATACATATTTGCGTAATGAAATAGAAGCTCTGAAAAAAAGCTATATCGAATTACGTGACAGAATTTCGGATAACGAAAAAAATATTGTTAGCTCACTTTCAAAACTGAAAGAAGAAAATCAAAAAGGTTTTGAAAAAGTGATTGAAAAAATAAACGAAATAAAAATTAACATTGTACAGGATTATGTCAAAAAATCCGAGTGCATACAATGTAATGGTGAATAAAATGTGGAAAATCGGGAATAGAAAGTTACTTGTTTGTATTGTTAGTATCCTTGCGTATGTCTCCGTTGTGCTGTTAGTTACCAAATATTCCCCTGTGGAAGTTGCAAGTGGTATTGCTCTTATTACTGCTCCTTTTTACGGGGGAAATATTTGGACAAACCTAAAGGGGAACAACAATGCAAAATAAATTATTTGTTCTGTTTTGTATTCTCTTTTATGTAGGTAGCATTGCAGCTACCTACTACCTTACAAAGTACTATAGTAGTGTTATTCCGGAAGTTGTTCCGATTCATGTTCCGGGTGTTCCTATTGTTACTTATGTTGAGGGAAAAACTGACAGTATAAAAACAGAAACAAGTTTGCATAAAACTGTTTTGCCAAATAACACCATAGCCGCCGTTCCGGATAGCGGTGTGGGTACTTCCACGCCTACACCGTT